GTAAATGTAACATCTGCACTTGGCATAGTGATGTCTTTTGTAGGTGTAGTTAATGTTTCTTCGGAAGAAAAGAAATATTTCACCTTTGATCTACCAGATGAATCAGAAATACGTACGTATTCATCCTCAAATTGTAGATTTGCTGTATCGACGAGACCAAGCACGCCGATAAATTCATTCATATCGTAGATACCAAAATCTTGAGAAAACGTTTCATCAACTATTGCGGTAGCTAATACGTTACGTGCCTCAGAAATTGTTTTAATTGTATTACCTGAACGAATTAAAATATTCTGGTTGATACCAGAAAAGTTTTTTAGAATTGACAGGGTGTTATCACTTAGTTCCATCATATACTCCGTGTTTCATTATTAAGTTATTATACCACTTTTTAATCAGTTTGTAAACCATTTTTTTCTTTACAAGCACTTTTTTCTCCACACCAAGGGCAATAAAATTCACGTGTCTTAGGATTAAATTTATCGCTTGATGCAATTGAAAACCATGCTAAACATTTATCACATGTAAAATGCCAAATTGTTTCTTTATCTATTTTCATAATTATGCTGCCATTTGTGAAAAGTTCTTTTCTTTCTTGAACTCAATCTTCGAGTCAAACTTTCCATCGAGTATTTCACCTTTATGCGAAATGATAAACACGTTTGTATTATCATCAAGTGTGTATAAAATCTTAAGAAGATTTTCGATACCAGCATCATCAAGTGAAGAGTCGAATGTTTCGTCAAGAATGAGAAGATTTGTAGATACACTGTTCTTCATCTTTGCAATTTGACGCCAAGTAAACAAGAGTGCTAGATCAATACGCTGTTTTTCACCTTCACTGAATGAGTCATACGAGAATTCATCTCTATGGCGAGAACGAATTGTTTCATGAAACTCTTCATCGAGATCAAAGTGTACATAGAAATCAAGGATCTGAAGATACTGATTAATGAGCTGGTTCATAACTGGTAGATACTGTTTAATGATCTTTGTCTTAATACCAGTATCTTTAAGCATTTCACCAATAGCGAGTTTATATGTATACGAATCATTAATGCTGATCTTCTTGTCTTGAAGATTTGACAGCTCATTCTTAATTTCATGAAGATCGGTATTTGCTTTTTCAAGATCTGCACCTACATCTTTTTCGAGATGTAGGTGATATTCTTGGATTTGTTTCTGGAACGCAGTGATCTGCAGGTTGTTCTCACCGAGTTCAGATACTTTAGATCGAAGCGTTCGAAGTACGCTCCCGGTCTCGCTAATCTCTTTCTCCACCTCGGTCCCTTCCGTACCGATCTTACGGCATTCTGATTGAATACTGTTGGCTTCTTCTTCAGCCGTTCTGAGAATTTCATGTTTATGGCCGTCTGAGATGGCTTGGTCGCATACGGAACACGTCTCATTCTCTTCGAAAAACTTGATCCGCTTCTTGACGTTGGCGAGATTTGTCTGCCGATCTTGACCTCCGAGCATAAGGGTTTGGCGTTTATCATGTAAAGCCGATAGCCCTTCCTCGGCTTCTCGAATAGATTCTTCGAGGCCCAAGCTAAGCTTACTATTCTTAGCCTGTAGTTCATCGATACTATTCTGCGATTCATGTATCCTATGTTCATAGTTTCTCCTATTCTCCTCAGTCAGATTAGAGACATCTGCAATATACTTTTTCTGCGTGTCTACTTTATTCTTTGTGAGGTCGATTGTGTAGGAGATTTCTTTTAGGGAATCTTTAATGACATTAATTTCTTCTTTCAAAATCTGATTCATTTTAGAGAACACACCAATATCGAGTAACTCTTCAATTACGAGTCTACGATTATGAGGATTCAGCTGCATGAATGGGATAAAGGATGATGAGCCAAGTACCACAACTTGGTGAAATGACTTATGATTAATTTTGAGAATATTTGTTTCGAGGATTCTTTGATATTCTTTAGCATGAGAAGACTGGTTAATCATCTCACCGTTTTTCCAGATCTCAAAGATGCCGGGTTTGATTCCTCGAACGATTTTAAATTGTGCTGCGCCAACCATAAACTCAACTTCAACAACGCATTGTTTTCCATTAACTGAATTTACGAGTTGAGGCTTAGTGATTGAACGATGTGGTTTACCAAACAAACCAAATGACAACGCATCCAGTACAGTTGATTTACCAGCACCATTAGTACCAACAACCAGAGTCGTTTTACTGCGTAGTAAATCGATCTCTGTAAAGTTATTTCCGGTTGACAAGAAATTCTTATACCGGATTTTTTGAAATAAAATCATGCTATTTCGAGAGCCTGTGCTTGAGTCATGAGTTCACGCATTTGAAGTTTAATACGTTCTTTGTCAAGATCTGTATCAACACCTTCGATATAATCATCCATAAGCTTAGGTGTATCATCAATCTCAAGACCTTCATCTTCAACTGCTGAACCAATAAACTCATTAAAGTTTTCTGCAATTTTCAAATCGTAAATATCTTCATTCTGTATACGATCGATAAACCGATCAAACGAGAATGTGTCACTTTTATTTACGACTACGACTTTGACAAATTTATTAGTTAAGTTTGAAACGTTATAGCTATTATAATCCATTTCGCTGTCATTGTACACTATTTTTTCAAATAAAGTGTGCGGATTGCGAACTTTTTCTACTTCACGAGTTTCCGTATCGATAACATGAAAGTACTTAGGATCATGAGCATCTGACCAGAAGAACTCCATTTGACTTCCAAGATACCAGATGTTGTCTTTACGTGATGCAGCATGATAATGTCCTGTTAAGACAAGCTCAAATCGGTTAAAGAGTTTTGCGTCCATGCCACCATGCGATTCAACTCCTCGCATGAGTTCAAATCCACTTAACTCGAGATGAGCACCTAACCAATCAGCTTTGCATTCGCGAATAAAGTTCATAGACTTTTCGTAATTGTCAGAACAAATCCAAGGGAGAAGTCCAATCTTCAAAGAACCGTATTCCATCACAGTTGGTTCCATAATAATATTGACTTCATTCATATAGTGTCCGAGTAGTTCTTTCAAACTATTCAGATCATTCGTATTCTTATAAAATGTATCGTGATTGCCTGGGATAATATCCATGACCATACCACGTTTACGTATTTCGTTGAGAAAACTTTTTCGATTACGATTGAGAGCTTTAAAATTTACAAACTTCCGGTGATCATAATAATCCCCGAGGTGTAAGATTTGTGTAACCCCTCTTTTTTCACATTCAGGAAAAAACACTTTTGAGTAAAATTCGTCTGCGTTGTTGAGAAACACCTCGGAAGAGTTACGAATACCACAGTGCGTGTCATTGATTACTGCTATTTTCATCGATACCTTCAAATTTTCTTAGAGTTTCTACTGGATCTGCCATTTTCTGGATAACTGCATGATCACGATGAATAGACCACTTTAAGACATCACCTTTCTTCCATTTCATATCTTCCATTAAAGAATCTGGAAATGGCATAACCAAATCATCACCATCTTCTACTACTGTAGTAACATATGTCTTCATTATAAAAACTCCGATAAATCTGAATCAACACTGATAGTTCTTTTTTTCTTTTGTTTTTTTTCCTGTTTGACGTATTCTTTTACTTCGTTATCAACTGCTCTTACTTTTTCAATACGATCTTTTAAGTTATCAACAAATTGACCAACAACAAACTGACCCATATTATCTCCATCTTCAGTGTAAAGAAAGTTCTCAATACCGGAGTTTGTTAAATATTTCATTTTAATATCTTGTTGCTTTTTCTCTTTTGCAATACGTCTTAAGAAAGCATACCACGTGATCTGAGTAAAATATGCGAATGCATTTGGTTTACCAGTTCTTGTAGCAGCTTCAATATCATAGTTAAGTACAGCCTTTAAGCAATTCTCAACAGCATCCATAACCATTTCTTCGCGATATGTATAGCGAATAAAATTTGACTTGTGAGACAAGCCTTCAGCGATTCTGAGAAAACACTGAGCAATATAATCTGGTACTTTAGGAATTTCTGTTTTAGCTTCTTTTGCTTTATCAACTCGAGTAACGTATTCAACGACCGCGGTTGAGAAATCAGCATTATTTACATAGTGAATGCTTGCGCGTTTTTGTCGTGCCATTGCCACATCCTTTCATCATCATTAATATAATTATACTACAGAATCACCGTAATGTACATATTATTTTTTTTGTTTAAGTTGAAAAAATAGTAGTGTACACTTGCCATTTTTTATGGTATAATAAACTGTAGTTTGGGGAGCAGGGAATACTACTAAGCTCGAGGGTCAATGAAAT